GGTTTTCTGTGCGTTAATATTTACGTCAATCATTCTATCGAAATTATACAATCTTTTAGCATACATTTCAACATCCAGCATACTATTAGTGTGAAGTAAGTTATTAAAGATAAGAACACTATCATTTTCATCTAGGGATTTATTATAACCGTTTGATGCGTATGCTCGTCTAATTGTAGGTATACGGTAAACGTCCAGATTTCCACCTATCATAGTTTGTAATGCAAGTTCCCCCATTACTTCATCTTTGAAGAATACAGCCATACCGTCTGAAAACAATGTAAGTTCTAAAAATCTAGCATCAACACTTGGAGGTAACCCCTTCCATTCGAACATACTTATAGATAATTCCGTTAAACGATTGTAATATTGCATATAAGTTCTATTATTCATGATTGCACTTTCCCAAAAGTTGCCATCTCTTTTTCTTCTGCTCAATTTCATCCTCCTTCCTTATGGTGTGTTGTTTAGCGAGTAGTCACCTACTTCACTTCCGTTTTTCCAGTACGTTATACCGTTATCGTGTATTCTACATATAGTTTTCATATCATCCGCTGGTATCGAACCTGTAGCCACACACCCAACAGTTTTAACGTAGTTCCAATGGGGTCGTGAATTTATGTTAGGTTTTTTTACTCTTTTTGTAGCGTAACCATACATTGTAAAATATTCATCAATAATTTTTGCAAACGGCGCTCTAACACACATACTAAGAAAAGTAAATTCACATCTATTCATTCCAGCATTCAATGCATCACATTGAACTTGACCATGCACTTGTGGTGGTGTACTCTGAACATCAATAGATTTACCTACTATATTAGCAACACTTCCACCAACCGAAGCAACACCACCAGCAACTAGCATTGGGTTAGCAGTAGCCCCCCCTGCTATAGTCATACCAACACCAACAGCCGAACCTAGAACGCTTGTAGCAATTGCACCTTTATTCTGAGCAACCCATGCTTTAAATGTGTCACCAACCCACGGGCATAATGGAAAGTTGCTAATCGTAACACCGCTGTCAAAATCACTAATCATACCACGATACGAAGTGGGGTAGGCTATAACGCATGGTGTGCTAACAAATACACCTGTAATGTTAAAACTGCCAGCGCTTTCTACACTGTCCCAATCTTCCCACCTATATTCAGCGGTTTGACCGTAATTATTAGACATAGTTAAAAAGTTGTAAGGGTACGTGAAAAGTTTTTTGTTCTTAGGAACATAGCCATTGATAGATGTTAAATTAGGTGACACTTTTTTACCTCTTGTTACTGCACCTGTAGTGGCAGAATCACCTAAGAAAGATGGATATTGATACATTGTCACTATACTATCTTCTTGCCCAGCACCTACAAACTCTTCTAATAATGAGTTTAGGCTAGCAGGGTCATTTGCTGGAACCCCTGCTATTACATTAAGAGGGGTGTATATGTTGTTAATAGTTCTGCCTGTAGGAGAACCTCCGGAAGATGTTTTAGAAGTTAAAGCACAAACACTCATATCATTCATTTGGAACTGGTCACGTTTAACACATGTATATTCCCCTAGTTCAACATTTTCCGGTACAATATTTTCCCACATACCATCAGTTACAGGGTGTTCACGCTCAATAAAGCATTGTCTTAATTGAAAATCGAAAAACCACGTTTGCATCACATCAATTTCAAAAGATATTTCGCTCACAATATTGTTTATATATTCCACCCCTGTAATGAATGCGTAAAACCATTTATTACCAAACGATGTGTTTTGAAACATCATGTAGTTGCAGTCGAACAAACTTTCAGCTACTATTGATACTCTAGCAACACTTTTTTGCACTCTCTGATATGACTGTGCCGTTAACCTATGTTTCGTTAAACCACTAAAATAACCGCTTTGTGCAGATTCACTAGCAAAGTATAATGTGTGTTTGTATGTTGTATCAAGCGGTACGTTCTTTAATATTCGTATATTTGTACTTGGTTCTATAAACATAAATTTACTCCTTACTTTTGTTAGGGCGCCGAAGCACCCCCAATTATATTAAGACACCGTAAGTGTAGCTGTACCCTTCTTTGAGGAATCAAATATCGATGTAGCGGTGACAACTATTTCACCTGTAGCGCCTTCTCCGATAGTAACCATTCCACTAGAATCTACTGACACGTTTGTGTCTGGTGAAACAGACCATTTAACAGCTTGCGGCGCAAAGTTTTCTGTGACAACAACAGCTGAAAGTTGCACTCTTTGACCTACTGCCACATTTGCTGTAGCTGGTGAAACTGTAATACTGGTTATAGAAGGTGTACCCGGTACAAATAGCGCATTGTTAGCAAAAGGTGAAACGGAAAAAGTTTTCCAAACGTGATACCAGTAATTCCAGTAAAGCCCCTCGCCATTGTACTGTTCTGTAAAGTTATAGAAGTTATCAAAAATCATGAAGAAATCTTTATCAACTAATATAGCCGGAATAGCGTCAAGTGCCTTTAGTTCGTCAGACGTAGGTTCTTTATATGTTTTATCATCTGCAAACAAAACCCCTAATCTATCCGTATCTAAAGCCCCAAAACTATCAACCAAAACACGCTGTCCCATGAACTGTGCTTTATCCATATTAAATGCTGATGCCAGAACTTCAACGTCCATAGTAGCATCAAAGTTACTATTAACTAGTACATACTGTTCATCTTTACGTGTAAACGTCTGAACCCCAGCAAGGTTGTATTTGCTTGACATGAATTCATAGTTGTTGCTGACAGATTTAACTGTTGAAACGATTGACTTCATGTTGTTAGATTCAACGGTAGGTATTGTAACTGTGTACATTTGCCCCTTTAAAATATGTCGGGCAAGCATATACTTCATTGTTTGGAATTCATCGTAGTTGGCACCTGTATACATTGAATCTACAATTTTTGCAATTAAATCCGTGATACCTTGCCATGAAAGAAATGCTTGTCTTAATTGGTCATTCTGTACAGTAGCTTTATAGAATTTTTGATAATTCATAATATGAAAAGTCGCCCGCACATCCGGTATTTCTCTCTTAAATACAGTGCTTTCAGCTACACCAGGGTCAAACTGAAATGGTTTTGCAATATTAACAAAAATTTCCTCGATAGTTTCACCAAACTCTAATAAACCTTTTTTGAACATAGACCATGGGTTATCATACATCTTAGATGTAATCATAACTCTTCCAATTCTGTTAACTAACGCTGATAAAAATTCATTCTGTAAACTAGGATAATCCATAATTACGGCGCCTATCTCTCTAATGCTGTCAGCATCAGCTGTAGCTTTCGGAACATAATTCCTATAATTCTGTGTTGCGTTTGTTCTAATCACGTTTAGTATATCAACTGAACCATTTGTTAATGTTTTAATCTGTGGTTTAATAGCCATTAACTTATCCCTCTCTTTCTTTAAATAACTCTTCAAAGCTTCTTACTTCATCATCATCATCCACATCTTCAATTTGTGGATCCGTTGCTTCCTGTGGTGTAACTTCATGGTCTTCACCGTCACCGTCAGGTTTCCCAAAAAACCTGTCACGATATCTTTTCTTCCATGCCTCATCTAGTTCACTATATTTTGTTTTCCAATCTTCTGATACTTTACTTTCAAAATCGCTATAAGTGTCTGTTACATCTTCAATGAATGTTATTGCTTCATCCGACGTATCATCACCTAATCTTTCTTTAATACGATTAAAGAATTCTTCTCTATTTAATATTGACATTACTTACTCCTTTTCAAAAATATCTGCACATCATCCAAACGGGTAACCCTTTCTTTTTTGTTGAAGGTGATGGTGGTTGTGAAGGTGATAGCCCAGATAAATACTCATACCAATATTTAGCTTGAGTTCTTCGCTCTTCTTCTACTTCTACTCCCGCTCGTTCAAAGTTTTTTAAAAATGCACTAGCTAGATATTCAGGCGTTTCAGTGGACACTTTATATTCATCAAATGAAATAGGGTATGCTGATGTTTGAATCCATTGACCAAAAGGGACTGTTACCAAACGCACTGTGCGTCACCGTTGTCATGCTCATAACCATTAGCATCCGCCCATGTTGTATAATTTGTGGATGGTGTCCACTGTACTAACCCCCAACCTAGCGCTGGATTATTAGATAAACTTTGAGATATACCGGGGTTTATAGTGCTTTCAGATTCCATATTACCACAAGTACCAGCTACAGCATTTAAAGACCACCCTCTGTAGTACATGTTGCTGTAGAAGATATATGCATTATTTTGCATCTCTGGAATAGAAAGATATCTATTACCAGATATCCATTCATAACTTCCCGTTGCACCTCCACCGAACCTATAAATTTCAGCCCAACTACCGGGTGCCGCATCAAATGTATTTATTGATACTTGCTGTTCAAGTGGATAAGAAGAACTATGCGCCCCCATAGTTTTTCTACCTTGATACACCATTTCTGTATGTCCTGTTCTCCAAACCACATCACCAGGCAGCCAGGGGTCGTTGATATTACCTTTGACAAAACCTAAAGAAACTAGAACAGAACGCATATTGCTTGTAGTAAAAGGCCATGCGTTGGGAACAAGAGCAAACCCACCCGCTATTAGGGCATAATAGATGAAGGAAGAACAGTCATAATATGTTATTCCGTTTATGGTACGTTGGTTTCTATATGCTTGTGAGTACCCAACGTTTGGCATATTACATGTGTTTACCCCCCATAGGAAGGCTTGGTTGATGTTTGGCATTTCTTATCCTTTCAGTATATTGTTTACTAGTTTTTGAATTACAGTGGGGTCATACCCCGCATTCAATAGTTTATTTCTTCTACTGTCACCATTACCCCATTTACCAGCAATTACCTCTCTTGCAATTTCACCATCTGTTTTAAACTCTTTACCTGTTAAAATGTTGTTTACTTTCTTTTGCAATTCACTGTAGTTATAACCAGCAGATTCAAGTCTTTTCTTTCTATCATCACCGTTACCCCATTTACCAGCAATTACCTCTCTTGCAACAGTATCTAGTGATACGTATGGTTTAACTTCTGTGTTTGACCCTGTGTAACGGAAATGGAATTTCCACCCGTACGAAGGAGCGTAAAAGCTACGAGTACAGATTTCTTTGCCTGTCTGGTCACCTGACTTACCTCCTGTAGCTGTACCTTTTTCGTTAATAGAAGCGTGAACAATTGTATTAGCATCAACGCACATAACTACATGCTTACCTTCAGTTAAGAATATGTCACCCGCTTTTCTACTATCGTTAACCGGTATCTGTTTAAACCCACACTCAAGCAACTGACCCCTTAGATTGCCTGTCCATGAATAGGGCGAAACATTAAAACCACCTTCCTTCAACGCTGTACCTACTAATGAAGAACAATCATAATCCGGGCCATTTCTTTTTGATTGATCGTACCCATGACTGTTATCATTTGCAACATCCAGCATAAACTGTAATGCTTTCATAATGTTTGGCATATTAACACCTCCTGTCAGTTGAGCTTGTCACATAGCTTTTGTAAAGCTATGGTGTTATTGTTTACAGCCTGTGCAAACTGTACTGACTCTTCCTTATGTAATTCGTTTAGTCTTGCAATATCCTCCCTATTTTTGTTAGTAGAATCTTTTACGTACCACATCATCATTCCGCAACATGTGATCGGAAAACCTACGGATGCCACAGCCTGTAGCAACAAATTCATATCCATCTCGACTTTTTTCACCACCCTTCTACCATATTATACCATAAGACTTGACAAAAAATCAACATATATGATACAATAAACTAAAATAATATATTAAATTCTAAAATAATTTAGAACGGGGGTAAAATATGTCTAAATATTATGACGGTACAAAAATACTGTCCATGAAAGACTTGAATGGCAAAAAGCCTGAAATATATATCATTACTACGAACCGTACAGGAGGAAAAACAACATATTTCGGTAGACTTTGTGTGAATAGGTTCTTAGATAAAAAGGAAAAATTCGCTCTTATATATAGATACAATTATGAGTTGGATGACTGTGCAGATAAATTTTACAAAGACATTGGCAAACTGTTCTTCCACAGCACTGAAATGAGTAGCAAACGTAGAGCAAGTGGAATATTTCACGAATTGTTTATTAATGATGTTAGCTGTGGTTATGCTATATCCTTAAACAGTGCTGACCAGTTAAAAAAATATAGCCACTTATTTAGTGATGTTTCTAGGATGATATTTGATGAATTCCAAAGTGAAAGTAATAGATACTGTTCTGATGAAGTAAGAAAGTTCATAAGCGTACATACCAGTATTGCTCGAGGTAATGGCGAACAAATTAGATACGTGCCTGTGTTTATGCTTGCTAACCCTGTTAGTATAATTAACCCTTATTATGTTGAACTAGGTATTAGTAATAGAATAAAAGAAGAAACAAAGTTCCTACGTGGCGATGGTTTTGTACTTGAACAAGGGTTTGTAGAAAGTGCTAGTATAGCACAAAAAGACAGTGGGTTTAATAAAGCTTTTAGTGGTAATAAGTATGTAGCATACTCTACTGAGAATGTCTATCTTAATGATAATAAATCTTTTATCGAAAAACCTTTAGGTAACGGTAGATATCTAGCAACTATCAAGTATATGGGGGAAGAATACGGTATAAGAGAATATGCTGAAGAAGGTGTAGTGTATTGCGATGATAAAAGCGATTCCACATTTTCAACTAAGATTACCGTCACTACTGAAGATCATGATGTTAATTATGTAATGTTAAAGAGAAACGATTTTTTCTTAAGTAACCTTCGATATTATTTTGAACGTGGGTGTTTTAGATTTAAAGACTTACGATGTAAAGAAGCGGTACTAAAAGCATTATCTTACTAATGGTATCTGCACATGTGTGTATGACTGAACAGTAGGGATAGCACTGGTGAAAGAAACAGCCCTATATAGTTTGTCGGTCTTGCGCTCCGCTTTCATATAGCATGTGTTTAAGATATAATAATAGGACAGAAACCAATCTTTTGATTGTTCTGTCCTATTTAAAATTATTTTTTCCAACATGTCTCTTTGCTTTGCTTTAATATACTTTCTGTTATATCTCTGTCAGTTTGAACTTTTTGAAGTTCTTTTTCAGTTTCATCAAGTTCATACGTTAATTTTAAACATTTGCTTTACCTCATTTGATATGATGTGTCAACCAATAAAATACCTCCACGTATCCTCTTTGGTCTAAGTTTTCCAGGAATATTCAGGCCTATTTTAAAATCTCTAATATCTCTTTTTTCAGATATAAATTCTATTTCTTCTTCGGTGTAATTATCACCGTCTTTTGGGCTGTACCCGTTTATAGAAATTTCAAATAAATCTTTACATTTTTGTGGCATACCAGCGCATTTAATCAGGTTGAAGGGTTTTTCTATAGGTTCAAAACCCTTGTGCGTTACATGTTCAATATATGTTTTCTGTCTG